TGTAGCAGCCGTCCTATCAAGCGGGTGAACCCGACAGGCTTCTCGGATACAACATCTACACTTCGGCATATGCTCCCGTTATCGCAAGCGACACGCCGGTGATGGCTCTCGGCGACTACAGCTACTACAACATCGGCGATCGCGGCACTCGCTCTTTCGCCGAGCTCAAGGAGCTATTCGCCGGCAACGGTATGGTGGCTTTCCTTGCCAAGGAGCGCGTCGACGGCAAGCTGGTGCTGCACGAAGCGGTGCAGATTCTCAAGATGAAGACGACATAAAGAAAGTGAGGCGGCGGCGTGAAAAAGGAAACCAAACTACTCCGAAAGGTTAAGGCGAACCTTATACTGGAACACAATGCGGATGATAAATTGTTAAAAGATTTTATCAACGCCGCCGTCGCCTACGCCGAGAGCTACCAGCATATCCCCGCCGGAACTTATGATGAAACGGAAATGCCGCCGACCACCGAGCAGGCCATAATTATGCTGTCGTCACATTTTTACGAATCCCGCGATGGCAGCACAGGCGGATTTTTCGCCGACAGCGTTCAGGCCGGGAAACAGGTATGGGACACGGTAAATATGCTACTGCGCTTGGATCGCTTTTATCACTTCTAAATAAACGTTTATGGGGGGTGTAGCCTGTGTCTTTTGGGAAAATGAATGTGCGAGTAGACATAATATTGACCAATTCCTTCAAGGACGCCGAGGGGTTCGCGGTCAACGCCGACACAACCATAGCCAGCATTCGCGCATACAAAGAGGATAAACACGGCAGCGAGCGGTGGGCGAACATGGCGGCGTTTTCATCCGCGACCACCCTATTCCGGTTCCGCAAAATCCCCGGTGTCAACGTTGATACTACGATGGCCATAGTGTGCGATGGGAAGCGGTACAACATTATCAGCGCGGAGGATGTTCGAGGGCGTAGGATGTATATCGAGATTTTTGCTGAGCGTATAACTCCATCGAAAAAGTGAGGTGCAAGCAGTGGCAAAGGCTCAGCTCAATCTTCCCATAAAGTTTTTGGAAGGATTGACGGCGCTTGGCGACCGCATGGATTTCGTCATTGAGGAGGCGCTTGAGGCCGGTGGCGAAGTCCTGCTGTCTGCTGCGCGTAAAAATCTTTCCGGAGCGATTGGTAGTAAGCCCAGTGTATTGTCTGATCAGGTGAGCTCCGGTGAGCTTTTGGGCTCTCTCGGATTGACTCCTGTACAGATTGATAACAAGGGCATAGCGAATATCAAGGTCGGTTTTAACGAGCCCCGCCGGAATCAGTATGCTCAGAATAAAGATCGAAAAGGGCGGCCAAAGACGCGCAGTAAGTCGGGGAACCGTAGCTACTACGAAATCACAAACGCCATGATCGCGACCGTGCTGGAGTATGGTAAGCACAACCAGCCGCCCCGCCCGTTTCTCGAACCGGCAAAAATCAACTCGAAACCGGCGTGTATCGCGGCCATGAAGGATGTGCTTGAAAAGGAGACGGGTGCTTTATCGAAATCTTAGAAGAATTAACCGGGATCATGGCCGGGCTCGGCCTGCCGGTGGAGACAGGTGTGTTCAGCGATACGGCTCCGGACGAGTATGTCGTGCTCACCCCACTCGCCGACACATTTCCTGTTCACTCTGACAACCGACCGGAGATTGACGTGCAGTACGTCCGTATGTCACTGTTTTCAAAGGGTAATTATTTAGTCCGGAAAAAGCAAATTACAACCGCCGTTCTTGAGGCCGGTATGACCGTTACCGGTCGCCACGATGTCGGGTATGACGGAGACGCCGGGTATCACGGTTATTCCGTTGATGTGGCGAAACATTATAAATGGGAGGAATAAATCTATGGCTACTTTGGGCCTTGACAAATTGTTTTACGCGAAGATAACCGAGGACACCAACGGCGATGAGGCCTACAGCACGCCCGTTCAGCTGGCGAAAGCGATCAAGGCTGATCTGTCGGTAGAGCTGGTCGAAGCGATCCTTTACTCTGACGACGGAGCATCCATTGTTATAAAGGATTTCAAGTCGGGTAAGCTCGCGCTTGATGTGGAGGACATCGGCGTCATAGCCGCGCAGGATTTAACCGGCGCCGAGGTTGACGACAACGGTGTGCTTGTTTCGGCTACGGAAGATGCCGGGGGGTATGTGGCTATCGGGTTCCGCGCGATGAAAGCGAATAACCGGTTCCGCTACTTCTGGTTATACAAGGTGAAATTTGCTCCAATGTCTGACAGCTTGCAGACAAAAGGCGATACCATCACGTTCCAAACGCCCAAGATCGAGGGCACCGTCATGCGGAGAAACAAGGCCGACAGCCGCGGCAAGCACCCGTGGAAGACTGAGGTCACCGAGGGCGATCCGAGGGTATCCGGTGGGACGATCTCCGGCTGGTATACTGCCGTTTATGAACCACAATTTTCTGAATAATGGGGGATTATACAGATGGATAACGAAAGAGCGGCTGTTATAAATATCGGTGGCGATGATTTCGAGCTCATCTTGACGACCAAAGCAACCAAGGCCATCGCCGGTCGTTATGGCGGTTTGGAGAATCTCGGTGAAAAGCTGATGAGTGCCGAGAACTTTGAGCTCGCCCTTGATGAAATCGTGTGGCTGCTGACGCTGCTGGCGAATCAGTCAATTTTGATTCACAACCTCAAGCACAAGGACGTGCCTCGCGATCTTCTGACCGAGGACGAGGTAGAGCTGCTCACCTCGCCGTTTGAGTTGGCGTCGTACAAGAACGCCATAACCGAGTGTATGTTCAAAGGCACGGCTCAAAACGTTGTGGGCGAGCCGGATAAGGACGATGCAAAAAACGCGGCCGCCGGGTGAGTGACGCCGAATCTTTCACCCGGCTCTATTATTACGGCACAATACAAATGGGCATGAGCGACGATAAATTCTGGCTCATGCCCTTCGGACTGTTTTTAGATTTGTGGACGTGTCATAAGCAGTTTTGGGGTATGGAAAAAGCGCATCGCGAGCTGAACATAGATGACATAATTCCGCATGGTATTTGATCGAGATGCGTAGATCAAACAACGAGGAAACCTTATCTAGCTGCAATTCATTATATACTTCACCTTTTAATTCTATCATGGATTCCAAAGTCAATTAGCCTTGTAAGAAATGTTAAACAAATCTCTTTTCGTTTTTTTGTTAATTGAAGAGGGAATTTAATGGTTGGTGATAAACCGATAGATAATTCACCTAAATCAATAGACTTTTTATATTTATTTGTTATTTGGGACGACAGATCTTTTATCTGTTGAATGGCAAAGTCTAAAGATTCAATATTACCACTATTGACTTTCTCGTCAAGCGTATCAAGACAGCTTCTGAAAGAAGCAATATCCACATCATTTCTCAAATCGAATGCAGCATTAAGTTCGTCTGCTAGACTGTTACAATTATTTCTTATGTAGTCATAAATAATTGGATAATTGCAACAAAAAACTTTACGATGGATCAACTCATTTAAACGTCTATAATAGTCACTTAATTCCGCATCAATGGTTTCCATAAGCACGGTTCTGTCATAAAAAACATTTAAAGACTGATTATTAATAAATTCTGCTCTTATAGGATGTGGTAAATAGTTTGTACTACGCATACTACTATGAGCTAGATAAAAGAAAGTCCTGCTAAATACGTCTTCATTCGGATAAAAAAGGCCACGAACTGTAGTGTCGATATTTTTGTTCTTGTATTCCAAAGATAAAGCTGCATGACTAAGTTCATGATTAATGTGTTTTATTTCAATAGGGTTGCTTTCATCATCCAATAATGGCGATAAAATTCCGTGAAAAGGTTTTTCATTATCTGCTGTTGCATCTAATTCATCAATATATTGAGAATAAGCACCGGCATATGCGATCATCGGCAAGTATTTAATTTCATCCCACAATACGATTGCCATGAGGATATTTTGCCAACAAATATGGTCATATTGTTTAATATTATAGCTTGAAGTTCTCTCTTTATCCGTCAATTTGGAGAAAGAATGTAAACTCCAATTATCAATTAAGACAGTTGCCATTAAATATCAACCCTTTCTACGTCTTTTATTGTACACCATTTTCCTACATATTTCAATCAAATTTTTCACAAACGGTAGGTGACCACCCATGTCTGACTTATCCGAGAACTGGGATAAATTGTCATATCCTATAAGTTTCAATATCCTCCTAACTTGCCATAAAGTGGCGAAGAATCGAGGTTTTTGAGTAATGCTTCTCGGATAGCTTTTCCGATAAAACTATAGAAGTAAAATACCGATATACCCGGAATTGGGATTTTTGAAGTGGAATTAGCGTGTTTGGTGCAGTATCCGGGCAATAACCGCGTTCATCAGATTGTTTGCGGCAGAAAAGTTATCCGAGGAGTTTTTAATTAAACCCTCGGATATTACTATGCCCACCGGGAGTTAGGAGGATAACAAAACTTATGGGATATTCGGACATAGGCCTGAAAATTGGTATTAACGGGGAAAAGGAGTTTAAAAATGCCCTCCGAGAGATCAACCAGTCGTTTAAAGTCCTCGGTTCCGAGATGCAGCTGGTCACATCGCAGTTTGATAAAAATGACAAGTCGATCGGTGCGCTCACCTCCCGCAACGCCGTGCTGGATAAAAGCATATCTTCGCAAAAAGAAAAAATTGATACGCTTAGATCGGCGCTGGATAACGCGACAAAATCGTTTGGCGAGAACGATAAGCGCACCCAAAACTGGCAGATTCAATTGAACAAGGCTCAGGCCGAGTTGAACGGTATGGAGCGCGAGCTTAAAAATAACACAAAAGCGATTAATAGCTTGAACAATGAGCTTGATGAAGGGGCGGATTCTTCAAAAAAACTATCCGACGCCATGAAAAAATCAGGTGATGAAGCTGCCGGTGC